ATAGGTAAGTAGCTACAGTTAAAACCTGCTACGTTGTCACGGTCTAGTGCTTCACCTGCTGTCATCAAGGCTCGCATAGATGGCATAACTTCTAGCCCGTCAATGGCTGTTAAAAGTTCATCATATACGTCTTCAAGATCAAATTTATTTGCAAAGTAGTTGACGTATCTTTCTACTGTTTCCTCCCAAGTCTCTCGACGTTGTTCTTCTGCATTGTAACGTGCGTAGCGTGACTTGTGTATGTACTGTTGATATGCGTCCATTAAGTTATTCCTAAAGTTTCGTTTATGATTGCTGCCTGTGCCAAACCTAGAAGTAAGTACACACCATCAGGGTATTGTTCTGTAGCTGTGACTTCAAATACCTCTCCGTCTTCATACATAATAACAACACACTTGATAGGTCTTTCTTCTTCCTCGTAGCATAAACTACGTGCTGATAACAACGCAAGAAACTCAGAGGTTTTTATGTCGTTGTTTTCTTTGCTTCCAAAGTTACCTTCAACTATTTTCATTGACCATACGCTCCAGAAGTATTTCTAGATAGTGTATTGCTTTACGTATGTCTTCTACTCCACCCTTGTCTTTGTGCCTTGTAATATATTTAATAGCATTCGCCTCACACCAATCAAGTTTATTAGCAAGAATAAAATCAACTGGCTGTATTGAGTAGCGGTTGTAATGAGATCCTCCTACCTGTTTCTTTATAGCGTAATCATTAGGATGGTATAGTTTACCATACACTGTCTTGCTTGCTTTGTCCCATTGCTCTGGCGTTGCTTCGTTAATGCTCATGTTCTTCCTCTAAGTCAAACTTCCAACTGTTAATGTTTACTCTATCAGAAAACCTTTCAACTAAATCTTCAGATGTAATTTCTAGCGCTTCCATGATAGTAACTTCATCATACCTAGAAGAAACTCGTTCTAGTATTTCATCAAGAGTTAACACCGTACTTCCCCCGTAGGTATGTCATAGACACAGGCATCTCATCAAACGTACCGTTGTCTACTTCATTGAACACCCACAAACCAGACCATGATCCGTTAGTCTGTGGATTAAGATACTCCTCATCATGCTGATAGTATATACCAGCAAACAAGGAGGTCATTCTGTTTCCTGCTGCGTTTCTGTCGAACGCGATATCTCTGTCTTGTACGTGTCCCATAACACATGACATATGTTTTTTCTGGAGCAGTAGCTTTGCATTTGTAACTGGCCTGCCCATGACACCGCTAGTGAAAAAGTGACAATAAGCAATACCGTCCACAATAACCGGCTGAAGATACGGATGTACTTCCCAGCCCCTGAGATTGAGATCTTCATAGCTCATTAACCCTTCTAGCTTGGCATCGTTTTCTACTGCACGTTCCACTCTGTATTCATGATTACCAAGAGTAAAGATAAGGCGTGGTTTCCATACCTTCTTCTTCATCTTACGCAAACGAGACTGCTCTGCTCTGATACAGTCCATGAATATTTGCATGGCTTCGTTACCTGCCTCAACATCAGCAGAGTACCGCCTGCCTTCAAAGGATTTCTTACCTACGTCATAAGACGACAACGAGGGAAAGTCCCAATGATCACCTAGATGTATGATGGTATCAGGCTTGACAGCACAAGCATACCTGCCAGCCCACATCATATGGTCAATGGGATGTTCTGGTTTTATCTGAGTGTCAGGTATTACTAGGTGTCTAGTCATTGTCTCCACCCTCTCGGTATTGTTTCAAGAGTGTACCATCTGAACCCTTGCTTGTTTGCCCACTCTTCCATTGTGTAGCGTGTACCATTCTTTCTTCTACGTGATCCCGGCATTGGTGTCTTTGGTTTCTGGAAGAGAAATACCAACTCCTCTGCTGGGCCAAGCGTCTTTGCAATGTAGACATACTTACGTGCCTCGTCTGATGTACGGAACCTACCCTTAGCTTCTATCCATATGGTCTTACTTTTTGTCTTGTAAACAAAGTCAGGCTCATACGTCTTAGGTAGTACGTACTCTAGTGTCTGTGAAGGATGGTACTCGCAGCTTCGCATAAGTGCATAGGCTTCTTTCTCAAACTTAGAATCAAACTTCACTTGGTTTCTCGTACTTATCATCATGTGATCGTAACAGGTACAGGAGGTTAAGGCTTTCTAGTAGTCGTTCTTCATCCAACTCGTTGTCCCAGTAGTGAGTAAGGCACACGCTGTAGCACTCCCATTCAGTAGTACAAGGATCAATGATCTTGTCTGCTTTCTTAGGACCGATACCATGTATGCCGGGTATGTTATCAACACGATCACCCATCAACGCTTGCTTATACAACCAACGCATAGCGTCATCAACCTTAAATGCATTTAAGTTTTTCTTGGTGTAATCATACATAGGACAAGGAACCTGCCTGAAGTCTTTGTCTAACGAACAGATAATAGCTTTGTGGTCTAGCTCAGTGGCCTTGATAGCTATGGCATCGTCAGCTTCCATACCGTTAACAACTTGTGCGTTCCATTCTGACACCATGAAGTCGCGGAGCAGTTTCTTATGTACAGGCTTACGTTTTTCAGAACGACCAGCTTTGTAGGGTTGGGTAACAGCAACCTCGTCCCTGAAGTTGCCCTTACCAGTTAGGTAAACAATGCTGGATGTGTAGTGATCAGAAAGATCTAACACTATCTGAGATAGATAGTTATCTAGAGTCTCTGTTGCTACCCGTGCTGGCTCATCATCACAAGCAAAGCCAACACGGTACACCAGCATGTCACCATCAATGAGTATCACAGAGCTTCCATCTCTTCTAGCTCTGGTGCGTACTCAACAACCTCATCAATCACAAGGCGCTTGAGTGTGGCACTACGACCTTTCTTCTTGAGGTATTCCCAATCGTAGTATCCGATGAGACACTTAGCTGTGGAACCATTACCCACCACGACTCCTGTTTCTGTGTCGTCCATGTCATCTCGTGGTGTTCGTCCCTTGATGAGCAACTCTGTTCCGTCAGTGTTGAACGCTCGGTACTTGTTGTTGGATTTGCAGGTGATGTACGATCCACGCTCATCTCCCTTGTTGTTGATGCTGATACCCATATCTTCCAACGCAGTGATAGCAGCGTCAGAAAGGTTGGCAAGATCAACTGTGTACTTACCTGCTAACTCATTCTTGTGAGTCAGGTTAGGCCAGAACAAGTCACACTTTACCATTACGTTGGGTGCTTCATTAGACATATTACACATCTCCGATAATTAAACTTACCCTAATATTATACCACATAAAATAGAATTGTGCTAGTGGGTATCTGCCCAACTATTACCAACTCTATACTCTCCGTCTAACGGACAGTTCAGTTGCAGGAGTTCACCTGCGAATACCATTGCGTTGACACATGACTTACCAATGAAGTCTGCATCTTCTGGGCGGCACTCTATCTGCCACTCATCATGTACCTGTGCGACTAGCTTGAAGTCAACACGGGCTAATAAATCGTACAGGATAATGATAGCCTGCTTCATTACTACAGCACCAGCACCTTGCAGTAGCGTGTTCAGTGCGGCGTGTTGTGAGCGTACACGTATGCGTCTACCATCAAGACCAGTAAGAAAACCAGACTCAGCATCCTTTGTTACTTCTTTACGTAGCTTTGCCAGTGCTGGTGTGTTCTCAAGAAAGTCTGCTTTTAGTTTCTTACCATGAGATGCACTACCACCTACAACACTGCCTATCTTAGCGTCACCTGCACCGTACAAGAACGCATAGATAAATGTCTTGGCTTGATCTCTTGTCTTTAGTCCAGCAGCATGTTGGTTAGCTGTGTGTATGTCACCTGTTAATATCTCGTTGGTGTAGTTAGCATCATTCATATAGTGTGCAAGCATACGTAGCTCAAGACCACTAGCATCAGCACCAACAAGTACACGATCATCAGGTGTGTTAAACAACGCACGACATTGCTTCCCGTACTCAGCCCTTACAGCAGGTATCTGAGCCATGTTTGGACCGGAGTGTGCCATCCGTCCGGTGACAGCGCCGATGTGCCTGACTCTGCCATGTATTCTCTTGTCTTCGCCAACTGCTTTAATCCACGAGTCAACTTGAGAGGCTCGTTTCTGGCAGAGAAGATAACGTAGTATGATCTTTGCTTCGGGAATGTGAGCCTGCTTTTTAAGTGTAGCCTCATCAACCTTTGGTTTTCCTGCGGGAGTGAGTTCCTTCCACACAGCACCCTTGCTAGTAAGCCGCTCTGCAATCTGTTGTCTACTACCGACATTGAATACCGTAACTTTGTCCTTGAGTCTCTTCTGTGTTTTATCACTGATCCTCTCCTCTACTATAGGTGGGAACACATTCTGTAAATCTTTCTCTATCCTGTGCATACGGGTAGTAAGTTCTTCGTATAGTTCTACTGCACCATCTCTATCAAACTCAAAGCCGTTGTCTTCCTGATCCTTACAGATGAACGCAACGCTGTGCTCAAGGTCAACACAGTGCTTACTGAATCCAAACATCTGCATCTGTGCCATCAGTGCATCGTGTAGTTTGTGAGTGACATCCACATCTCTCTTGCAGTACTCAACCATTTCTTCAGACAGTTCTTCCCAATCAGTGTGCTCTCCTTTAGGGAAGCCAAGCCTAGTTCCCCAAGCAGCGAGGCTGTGACCACCATCCAAGTCGGGATGAAAGAGGCGTGAAAGAACCAGTGTGTCCACAACTCTGTGTTGAGGTATGCGTATACCCCATAGCCTGTACAGCACAGGCAGATCGTAGCCAATAAGATTATGACCACACACCTGTCCACCTTTTGCCAGTTCATCCATCAAACTCCGTCTAGATAAGTGGGTCAAGTGAGCTTCGTTCGATCTCTTTGTAACCACGCAGTGTACTTTCGTAGGGTTCAGGCCGTCTGCCTCTATGTCTAAGAACACAGTATTCGTAGTAGGAGAGATCAAGTTGTTGTCTTTCTGAAAGTTCATAACCATTCGTCCTCATCTCCTTGTTCTGTTCCTGTGTCATAATCCAACGTCCCATGTTCGACATCTCGTATCTCCTCTAGATCGCTAAGGGTAGCATAGTCCATGTTACCTACTGTTATCAAGTCATCATCAGCAAGGTAACGACTACACTCATTACACATATCCACGAACTCACCACTACTACTAAACTTTTTGGTTAGTTCGTAGTCTGTCATTATCTTATCACAAGCAACGCATCTCATTCAAATACCTCAGTGAGCCTCCCCGTATCCTTGTTGTACATCAGCGCAGTGGCTGGCCCTGTCATACCGCTGAACCTGTTCTTCAATACACGCACGTTGGTTGTGTTACGTACCATAGGATCCTCTGCTTGTGCGTTACGTTCTAATCCTAACACGATGTCACTAAGTTGTGCAATGGCTGCTGACCCACGTAGCTGACCAAGGCTGGTGTATGCACCGTCTTCATGTCCCTTACCTTCAGGTCTACGCAGGTGTGACACGATGAACATACACACACGCATCTCCTGACAGAACATACGTAGCTTGGTCATGATCTCATCGATAGCTTTACGCTCATCACCATTCTCCTGATCTGATACCAAGATACTGATGTGATCCAGCACAATGTACTTCACACCCAGTACCTTGATCTGGTAACGGAACCTAGCCAACACGTTCTCTATCTTGTTGGAACCAAACGTATCCCACAACACAACACGATCATCAAGATCCATGCTGTCAAACACTTGGTCTACCTCAGAGGGTGAGTAGTCACAGCCCGGTAGGTGTATAGGCTTGTTGATCTGTAGTCCTACCAGACCACGCGCTGTCCTGTCTGGTGTCTCCTCAAGGAAGGCTAGTCCTACCCTGTCGTTGGTCTGTCCTAGTATGGAGAACACTAGCTCACGC